ATCGACCTCGGCGGGCTGGGCGACGCCGAACAGCGTGTAGAGATTGAGGGTGCTGCCATCGGCATAGGTAACGATGCCTTTGACGGCGCCGATCCGCGAATACTCGATGGTCGCTTCCTGCGACTGGCCGTCAGTCTGCATGCGCTCACCGACGAGCCGCATCACGCTATCCTCGCCGCTCTCCTGACCGAACGGGCGGATGTTCTGCACTTCCTCGGCATAGACCGCATCGTTGACCTCGAAATGCGGCACGTTGATCGAGAGCAGCGAGCGCTTGCCCTTGTCCAGCGTCACGCCGGGGCCGCCGCGCGGGGTGGGCGGAACGAGCGCGAGCACGTTGTTCTTCTGCTCGATCGCGACGGACGTGGTGGTCACGCCGCTCTCGGTGAACAAGCCGCGCGAGCCGAGATAACCCGGGACGAACTTCAGCTTGTTGATAGCATCGGTCAGCGACGTGACGCTGAATGCATCGCTGTTGAAGATGTCGAGCATGGGCATTGCCGTTTCCTTTCAAAAAGACAAAAGCCACCCGCACCCCCGACAGCACGCCGCCGTGGTTGTTGAGGTCGGATAGATTGTTGGGATGGTTGGGAGGGGCCGCCGTTAGCGGACGATGATGCGGGCGCCTGCGAGATCGACTGCGATCTGCGCCTTTTGCGGATCGGTGAGACCGGCCTTGTACGTCAGGGTTTTGCCGTTCACTTCGGCATCGCGGACGATCGCCGAGATCGCGGCGGTCGCACCCGCGCCGGTCACTGCGCCGTAAAGCGCCAGCGCCGCCGCCGTCTGCGAACCATCCGCAGCGGCGGGATCATGCATGACGTACTGGCCGCTCGCGGTGACCTTGCCGAGCACTTGGCCGGGCACGATAGTTTGGTTCTGAGCGATGGTGATGTTGCCGCGCGAGCGCTGGCCGTTCGCCTCGGACAGCAAAAACTCGGCGGGATGCCGACCCTCGTTGAAGGTAGCCATGGTCGCTTCTCCTGTAGCGGCTGGGTTAGGTGCGGATGCGCGAGTTCAACTGCTCCGCGATCCGCGACCACGCAGCAGTGTTCTTCTCGCGCGCGGCCTGCGTCGGCATCGCGCGATGATGTTGGGTCTGGAGCTTCTCGTCGGCCGAGGCGCGGGCATCGATCAGCTTGGCGCGCACGGTCTCGACGGTCTCGCCCGCCTTAATGAAATCGCGCGCCAGGGCGGGAAGGCCCGCGAGTGCGCAAAGCGTATTCACCTCGTTGACGTAGGCGATCGTGCTCTCGCGCCCTTCCTTGCGCGCCGCATCGAGGCTGATGACCTCGGCGCCGCCACGATTGGTAGGAGCCGGGTCCGCTGCCGTCTCCGGCTTCGGACCCGGTTCCTCAACTGCCGGAACAGCAGGCGGCTCCTGCTCGGCGGTTGTCTTGATGGTGGCCTTGAATTTGACCGCAGCGGCGGGAGGCAGGAGCCGCAGCGAGTAGTTGGCCGCCATCTTGACCTCGCCGCTGATCTCGTCGGCAAGACCGAATTCCTTCGCTTCCTCCGCCGACATCAGGCGGTCCTCTTTCATCAGCGCGCGCACGTCATCGACCGGCTTGCCGCTCCGGTTCGCATAGGTCGCGGTCAGGGATTGGTCGATCCGGTCGAGATCGTCGGCCATCGCGCGCATGTCGTCGGCATTGCCGAACGAGAAGCCGCTGGCGCCGTGCACGAGCAGGAACGAGTTCGCGGGCATGACGATCTTGTCGGCCGCCATGGCGATATAGGACGCCGCCGAGGCGGCGATCCCATCGACATAGGCCGTGACGTTCGCCGGATGATGCCGAATGGTGTTGTGGATGGTGACGCCATCGAACACGTCGCCGCCGGGCGAGTTGATGCGCAGATCAAGCTGGGTGATGTCGCCGAGCGCCTTCAACTCGGTGTCGAAATCCTTGGCCGAGATCGTGTCCTCACCCCAATAGGAGCGGCCGATCTCGTCATAGATCATGATCTCGCCGGTCGTATCGTCGGTCTTCTTCATCGAGAACCATCGGCGCATGGTCGTACTCCTATGCTGCGGCTTGATTGTCGTCCGCCTCGTCGGCGGTCTCGTCGGCGACCTCTTGCGGATCGGGCGCGGCGGGATCGGCGTTCGGATCGACGGGTTGCGTCGAGGACGCGCCGTGGATCGGGAAGTCGAGCCCGAGCTTCTTCTCGCGCTCCTTGTCCGCCGCAATCCGCTCGTCGGTCTCCTCGGGGTCGTAGCCTTCGGCCTCGATGACATCGCTGCGCGACTTGAAACCGCTATCGACCGCGAGCTTCTCGGCTTGCCGGTCCTTGAGCGGATCGACCCACTCAAAGCGCGGCGCGATCCACTTCGCCCGCTGATAGGCGATCGGATTGTCGCCATAGCCGGGCAACGCGATCGTGCCCGCGAGCACGGCGTCATTCATCCAGCGCAGCCAGATCGGGCGGCACATCTGGAAAACCATGACGTTGTGCTGCAACTGCTCCAACCGGCGCCGGTATTCGACGATGACGCCGCGCAGCGACGAGTAGGACGCGCGCCGCGTATCACCGGTCCCGAGCATGTAGGGCACGCCCATCGCCGAGAAGCAGGCAAGCTGGTTACGATACTGGAATGCCTCATAGGTGCCGCCGACATCGGCGGGCTCGGAGAACTTGATGTCCTCGCCGGGCAGCAGCGCTTGCATCGTGCCAGGTTCAAGCGGCGCGATGCCGACTTGATCGCTCGTCTCCGATGGCTGGACATCCGGCAAGATGTCCTCGGGCGCGGGCGTGGTGATGAAGCCCGCATACATCGCCGCAAGCTTTTTGCGATCGAGTTCGGCGTCGTCGTACTGGTCGAGGAAATACAGTTTGACCAGCGCAGGCGTCACTAACGGAACGCCCCGGACTTGGCCGGGGCGCGTTGCTCGAAAGATGTGGAGGACTTGATCGGCGGGCACTCTTACCTGATCGGTATTGATGCCGCCCATCTCGATCGGCCCGTCGCCAGGATGGTTGACGAAGAACCAGTAAGCGACGCGCCGCCCGATGAAATCGAACTCGACGCCGTTCATCACGTAGTTGCCGTTCGGCGCGATGCGGTTGTCCCAATAGGGCAGCATTTCGCTTTCAAGCATCTGGATTTGCAGCGGCACCGAAAGTCCGTCCTCAACGCGCCGGGCGCGGAAGCGGATGAAGCACTCGCCTGCCTCGAACAGGGATCGCGCGGCCATCGATTGCAGGCCGTAGAAGTCGGCGAGGCCGTCGGCGTCACACTCGTCGGTCCAGTCGAGCCATGCGGTCATCACCGCATCGCGCTGGCCCTCGTTGGTGATCAGCGACGACGGTTTGATCCCGGCGCCGATCAGGTTGCCGACAAAATTCTCGGACGCGGCGGTCGCATGCGGATTGTTGCGCAGCACGTCCCGGGCGCGGGCGCGCAGCATGTCGCCCTGCCAAGACATGATGACGTTGGACGTAACCGTCGCCGGGCGCCACGGCGCAAGCCGCCGGGCATAGCGCGCCGCATCAAAGCCGGTCTGGCGCGGCGTTCCGCCTATGGTCGCGGGCGCCGTCGGATCGGCTTGATTGCGGATCGACGGCGCCTTGACGCGATAGCGCGGCTTCTCGACGGCGGCGGGGACGGGCATCGATCAGAGGCCCTTGTCCCACGGCGAGACCATGCGGAACGTGCGGCGCGCCTTCACGCCGCTCAGATCGGCATCGATCCCCGCGAGGATTTCCCGCAACTCGGACAACGATCGATATTCGACCGACTTGTCCGAATAGCTGACGCGCTCGGCGCCCGATGCAATCGCGGTCAGCAAGTCTTGCTGCTGCTGTTGCGTGAACGTCAGCGTGCCCGGTTTCTTCGCCATGGCTCACACTCCCAAATAGCCCGACCGCACGATCCGGCGCGGCGCGCGCGGCATGGTCCGGTGCGTCGGCGGCACGTCATTCGGCGGCGGCGGATTTTCGTTTGTCCTGGCGGGCGCCTCTCGCTCTCGCGGCATGCCGACCCGCTGCATGTTCATGAGGTAGCTGGTCGCGGCCAGCATCGCCTCGCAGTCGAGGAAATGGTTGTTCTTCGACCGCCTGATCCACTCCGGTCGCCCAGTCGGCGATTTGACCCGCGCCTCGGAGACGATCTGGTGGCAATAGTCGTCATCGATGCCGACCGGCACATGCCACGAGCCGGGCGTTTCCGGCGGCCAGCGCAGCCGCTCGTGCACCCAGCATTTCCAATGGTCGGTATCGAGCCGCACCAGATCGAGACCAAACTTCGCCGCCTTGCCCGATCGATTGACCTCGATCTTGGACAGGAGCAGCGGCACCCGCATCGGTGCACTCGATCCCTTGGTCGGGCGGACCCGCTTCGGAAAGCGGCGGCAGAATTCGTAAACGCGATTGAGCGGCAATGTGTCCGCCTTGCCCGGGCGGAAACCGCTATCAACGAACGTCAGATGGATCGGCAGGCCATCGATCGGCGTCGAGATCAACTCGGCGAGCTGGTCCCACACCTCGGTCTCGGCGGTATCGCCGCGCAGGTATCCCCAATCGACCAGCCATGACGTGGCGCGAGGACCCCAACCGCGGATGACGTAGGGGATGGACTGCTTTTGCACGTCGGCCGCGATCGAGAGCCGCAGCACGCCGTCGGGGACCTCACCGCGGCGATAATCGGCGTGGCGCGCCTTCTCCTTGATCTCGGCCCATTCCGGCACCTCGCCGCCGCCGGGCGAGTACAGCTCGCCGAAGCCCGCATTGATCGCCTGTTGCACCATCGCGTCGTCGCCGAGCGCGATGGCTTCCAGATAGACCCGGATGCGATCACCGAACGAGACGAAGGGCGACGCGAGGCCCGAGACCCAATAGCTCACCGACATCGTATCCGGCGGATCGCCGGAAACCTGGCCGTTGCGATCGATCGTCTGCCCGGGCGCGACGTACTGGCCGCGCTCGTTCATGGCCGCCTTGTGGCCGTCCTCGATGACGCCGCCGCAGTGCGGGCATTCGAGATAGGTCTCGCGCGCGGCCTTCATCGGCGAAACCTTCGCCGGGTAGCGCATCAGGTTGAAGCGCGGGACGAAGTATTCGCTGCAATGCGGGCACGGCCAGCACCAATGATGCCGGGTGCCTTGCTGCCAGAGTTGCCAGATCGGGCTTTCGATATCGTCAGCCACGGCAACGTCCCAAAAGAACAGCTTCGATCGCTTGTCCTCGACGGCCTCGACGCGCCCGCGCTTTGGTGTCGATGTGACCACGCAAACGAAATCCGCATAGGTGTCGCCGCGCCGCTCAACGAGACCGAGCGGCCCGCCTTGCTCGTTCACGTTCGAGCGCATCTCGTCGTATTCATCGACCAGCGCCAGGACTGCCGGGTCCGATTTGAGCGCGGCCGACGATCCGGCATGAGCGAGACGGAATGGGACGCCTGCGACCGTCTTGCGGGTCTTCGTCATCCGCTTGCCGCGCGCGAGCTTCTCGGTCAGCGTCGGCGCCTGATCGAGCAGCGCCATGACGCGCGGCTCGAACTGCTCGGTGAGAAATTGCCGGTTGGGACCGACGTACAGGATGGGGCCCGGTCGCTGATCGAGCCGCTGCCCCGCGACATCGAGCATCGCCTCGGACTTGCCGGTCTGCGCGCCGAAGACCATGACGACGCGCCGATACTCGCCGCTCACGATCACGCGCTCGGGCTCGATAACGTAAGGCGTCAGTTGCGGATCACGCGGCCCGGGTATCGCTGCCGTCTGCGGATAGATGCGGTTCGTCGCTGCCCATACGTCGGGCGGCGTCGGCCGCGACGGCCTCGCCAGCAACGCGAGCCGATGCCACAGCACGTCCCCTTTCGGAGGCAATATCTGCGACCCGTTCGAGGATGTCATTCAACGCCGTTTCAATTGTCTTGCGGAATTGCAGATCGCGCGTCACGCGCGCCGGGAGCCCGGCGGTCTCTGCTCGGAAAAGCCCTGTGATCTGCTCGACGATCGCCATCGCTTCGTCGATCTCGATCAGGCGGCCTTCGCGCACCGCGTTGCGCAATTCGATTTCGCGCGCCCTGGCGTCGCGGACCCGACTGTCAGCGGCGGATTTCTGCGCGCGTCGATCCGCGTCGTTGCGATAGCGGATGTAGCCTTGCACGACATCGACCAAATAGAACTGGTCCTTGCCCTGCTTCTCGATCCAGCCCTCTTTCGAGAGTTGCCGCACGCGCTCCGCCGAAACCATGAGCAGGCGCCCGGCAAGATTGCTTGTCAGTAGTTGGCCGCGCCCGCCGCTGTCGGCGCCCGATGGTGCGGCATTGCCGCCCGGGGCGGCGGAAGGCCCGCCGGGATCGGGGCGGCCCCGTGCGGCCCCTACGGGCGATTGCGGAGCCGCCGTAACTCTTTGATCTTCCGTCATTTTTAGCCTCGAAAATCGACCCGGAGGATCTTCCAACCACCGACCAGTGGCCTAAATCTGGGCAACTCCGCCGGGGAATTGGCCCAATACCGAGCCGCCCGGCCGATTGACGGGCGCTGATCGGTCAGCTTCCCGGCCTTCGGGGTCGAGGCCCTTTGCATTCCGCGATGGCCTGCCAATGAGGAGACCCGGGAATGACGAATTCCGGAACCGGCGGCACGCCCTTCGCGACGCCGCAATCACTGACCGACTGGCGCGCGCGCTTCGCCTATTCGCAGCGACAGGCCGCCGATGCGATCGGCTGCTCGCGCGGCGCATGGGCCGGTTATGAGCACGGCGATCATCCGATCCCGAAATACATCTCGCTCGCCCTCGCGGCAGTATCGCTCGGAGTTGGCCGTGAAGTTTGACGAGATCGAGACCCGGGCGGTCGCGGCGATCCGCGAGGCTGATCATTTCTCCGCATCCATCTTTCTCGGGCGCGGTCGGTACCGCATCGAAAAGCGATCGACCGTCATCGCCGCGATGCAAGCCGCCCGCGAGATCGAGAGCGACCCCGCCGCCTTTACCCGGCGCGCGCTCGTTTACGCCATTGCGCCCGACGGTCACGCTACGCTGCTGACCGCCGCGCTGATCGCAAGACTACTTTCTCTCAAATCGTAGGATAGTCCGATGCCCATCTTCATGCCGATCCCTAACGGACATGGTTCTTTCCTAATTGGGACACTCAAAATTTCGAATTAGGACGGAACGATTCATCGACCGGGTCCTTGGTCCTCAGCAATCGGCGACACGATCCCCCCTGATACGATCCCCGAGAGCTAAAGCCCCGACCGGTCGACATTTTGCCCAATGCCCGGCGGAAGGTTTGAAGCGGCCTCAGATGCTCTCGCACTGAGGCCGTTTCGTGGGCGCTCGCGAAGAGAAATGACGAAACAGACAACGCAACGCCGCCAAGCGTTGAAACGTTCGCTGGCGGCGCTGGGCCTCTTTCCCGAGAGGGACTAACAAAATCCCGGGTTGGTCTGGATAGCTGCGCGAACGTTCAATCGCGGGGGAATTCAGGACGCTGGAAGCTGCAGGCCGCCTTTTGCGCTTCAAGTTGGAGCGCACAGTCCTGGCGAAGTCAGCCACTTATTGACCTCAATGGCAGCATCTATTTGGCTTGCCTTCCGCAAGAGCTCGTCGCGACGGATGTTAAGGGCCATGCCTTCAGCTTGTTTGCGCAAGTTGATTGCCTCCTGCGCTAAACGGTATTCGAATGTCGATGATTGTTCGGGCCGTTGTCTAACCGGCATGGTAGTGCTCCCTGTGGGGTTGGGCGGGAGCGCAAACCGGCGTTCTCAGTCACCGATGAAAGCCACGGTCCGGGCGGTGATGGAAGCAGCAGACTCCCTTTCAGTTCGTAAGTCGAGTCAAATCGAATTTGGATAACCGTGGAACTTCGAACCAGGATACGATCCACTCTGTTAGGCTGAAAATGCCGCAACTCGCCGCTGGCAAGAAAGCGATGGCTATTGCGGCCGAGGGGGCGCATGCTGCTCTGCGGGCAGTGCCGGCGTTTTGCGAAAGGCAGGCGCGCATGACCATCCGTTCCCGACGTGAAGTCGTCACCTTCAACCATCCCTTCCGAATCAAGGGTATCGATCGCCAGTTGCCGGCCGGCGCCTACGAGGTCGTCACCGATGAGGTGATGATCGAGAGCCTTTCGTTCGCGGCGTTCCGCCGCGTCGCTACCATGATCAAGGTGCCGGCGGAGGGCTCGCGCGGGTTGACAATGGAGGTGGTCTCGATCGCCCCGATCGATTTGTCGGACGCGCAGCGCATCGACGCAAGCATCTGATGGCTGAACTAACCTTTCGACTCGACAGCCATCGCGGAAAACTGCGCGGCTCGTTTCACTCAATTGACTTGGAGGAACCACCTTGCTCAGCTTGAGTTGATCCGGGTGCGGCAGCCGGAAGGAGCGCAGTGCGCGTAACGGTCGCGCTTTGCGAAAGCATTGCACCAATTGCGACCGGCCGGACATCTAGCCGTTAGGTCATCTCTACGGAGCCGATTGGCTGTTTGGTTGAGGCGATGGCGCGGGTCCGCGGAGGAGGACTACCGCTGAATTACCATTGCCGCGACGATCAACAGCCCGAAAAAGATCGGCAGCAAAACCGGAGGTACGAGCCACTCACGAACTCTAAACCTAGCGATGTTCGACATTTCGGACCGCCCTTCAGAACGGCGGGAGCGCAACACTCTCTCAGTCACCGATAGCAGCCAGGGGGACGCGCGGTGATAGAGGTCATATGGTGAGGCCCGATTGAATTAGCGAGGCCCGTCGCAACTTATTTGTGGCAAGCCGATTGTAGTCCGACTACAGAGCAGCCAATTACTGCTTAGCACAGCCCGGAATGGATTTCCTCGCTCCGCGAAGCTTTGGGGCTCGCCAACTCTCGACAGCGATGTTGGCAGCGGTGCGTCCTCAGCATCACGACTGAACGTCGAGTTTTCCTCGATGTACATCGTGCACAGCATGCAGCTCGTTACACTCGATCGGACCACCCAATGATCGCATTTCCAAATAATAGTCGTTCATATGACAGAACGCGGCGGGCCGTGCATTTTTGGGGATACGACAGCGCGATTGAGGCATCATTTTTCATAGAGGAAGACGCGTTGAGGCAACTTCAACCTGATGCTCGCCCCGACGAATCGGGCTTCCTGCGCGCGTTTGATTCCAATCGTGATGTGATATGTGCCGCCGCCGCGAAGGTGTACGTCCGAGGCAGCAGGGGCTCCTATGATCTGGTCGCCGCTAACTTTTCGAAAGGCTGAGCCTTACCGTGACGTTTGAGCGGCATGGGGCAAGCGATATTCCAGATCGATCCAAAGTCGATCGAGCGAGGTGAGACAATGGACAAATTCAAGATAAGGGTCGCACGCATCGAGATGATTTCGTCGAATGAACGAGGCGAGGATATTCGTTTGACGTTTCATTTCGAGGGCCATCAGACCAGTTTTGCCTTGCCAATCTTCCTGAACTCTCGTGAATTTGACGACACCGAAATCGTCAAGGTCGCTCGAAGCAAGTTATATGAGGTCTTCCAGCAGCTTTGCAGTCAGTGCGAGCATTGGCAGTTAACGGACGGCGAGCGTCGCGAGCTCGCAAGGATCAATGTGCGGCCAGCAACGCTGGTTACACAAAGCCAGGTGCCGTCGTTGAATTCGAAATGAGCTATAGTTTCTCACCGCGACGTTCGTAGGATCGCGAGCCGCCCCGCATGCACGGGAGCGCGCGATGACTGTTGCCGGTGAACTGCGCCGTCCGGCGTCCTCTCGGTCGTGGCCTTTGTGTCCGGCTCAAACTGGAGCGTGGCGGTCGCCGCTGCCGCGCCGCTGTGCCGAGGGGGCCTCGGCCATCGCCTGCTTGCCACGCGCAATTCCCCTGTACATCCCGGCGCCGCGCCGCTTGATTTCCGAATAGGGAGTTTCCTTCGGCACCAGCCGTGCCCGCGCCGCCGGATCGAGAAAATAGATGTACCGCATCTGATAGCCGTCTAGCGGCGTGCCCTGACCGGACCATGATCCGCCAGTCCTGGCGAAATGATCCGCGCGGTCCTTGCCGGTCACTTGCGTCATCTTGTGCGTGACCGAACCGTCGGGCAGACGCAGAAGGCTCTTGTTCACCTTGATCCCGGTCAGGACGAAGCCGGACGCGCGATAGATCGTGCCGTCACCGCACTGGCATCCATCGGCGAACGAGATCACCCATTCAATGTGCGGATAATGCTTCCTGATCATCCGCATCGCGACCGAGAGCGCGCGGCTCTCGCTATTGCGCGGCAAGGCTTCCGAGAACGCCAGCCGGTTCAATTCGAGAAAGCCGTTCCACGGCGTCTCGCGCACCAGCCCTTGAATGTTGCTCTTGTCCATCGACGGGCCGAACGTCATCGCGCCTTCAAGACGCCCGTTGAGGAAGACGCCGAGCGCGAGGAAAGCGTTGTTGACCGTCTTGTGGCTGTAATGGAGCCGGATGATCAGCGCGTCCGCGTCGCGCTTCGCGATCGGCGCGACGTGGATGTCCTTAGCCTGTCCCATGGTTCGTCACTGAGTTCGTAGCGCATCATTCGAGGCTCCGGTCCGGGAGCTCGGCAGTACCATCAACCCACAACGGCCCGTCGCGGAGGCGCCAATGCTCTGAATTCACTTCAGCTTTCGGGGCATAGCGGATATTGTCGGACTTGCTGCTGGCTCGACCCGGTCGAGAATGATCCAGAACCGACATCTCCTGCCTAGCCTGAGGGTTTGGAAACGTTCGCTTTTTCCGATCTGCTCCTATGCAGTTCGGGGTACTGGCCTGTTTCCGGGCCTAGTGGTCTATTTTTAGCAGTGACCTAATTTGTTCTCGTCGAACCAAGCCGCGCGTGAATAGGAACCTCCTTAAGACCAGCGAAATTGGCGATCCATGAGCGGATTTGGCCCTGACACCGTCGAACTGCTGGAACGAGCGCAACGCGCTATTGAGGAAGCTGAGAAGCTGCGCGCGGAGCGTGAGCGTCTTGCTGCAGTCGCAAGACAACAGGGCTATATCGTCAACGCTTCCCTACTTCGGAACCAGTCCTCGAAGTGAAGCCAAGGGTAAGGCCGCCGTACCTAAATTAAACTAGGAACGGGACTCGACGGCTGACATTGTCCCAGCATCGCCAGGGACATCCAGGGCCGACCTGCGACTGAGAGACGCGACCGTGCTCCCCGCCAGAACTGGAGGAGTGGTATGCCGCGCTTTCACTTCCATATCCAAAACGGAAAGAATCTTAACGACGACAACGGCGCTGAGTTTGCCGACATTGAAGCGGCCAAGATCGAGGCAGTTAGGTTGGCTGGCGCAGTGCTAAGCGAGGGCTTGTTCCCCGGCTTCTGGCGGGGAACGGCGTGGGAGATGGTGGTCAACGACAACCCAGAACTTCGGAGCGGACGCACCTTCTTTACTCTGACCTTGTCCGGCACCGAAGAACCTTCCAAATGATCGGCACAAGAAGTTAGGCCGCCTCAGTTGGCGGCCTCTTTCATTCGCGAATGTCGCCTGTTGGCGCTGCGGTATTTGGTGGGTATCGGGCCATAGCGGACATCGAGTAAAAAGCACCATCAAACTCGAATTATGAGACGCGCTCTAGATATTCGGCGCAGATCGCGGCGAGCGCATTGCCCTGCGGCGAGCGATTGGGATTGCTCGCCTCGCGCGGCTTGGTCGCCTTGGCGACAGCGCGCTCGACGATCCCGAATTGCTCGCCGTACAAAATGAACGTCATGTCGCGGAACGGCGACCGATCGCCGTCGGGCAGTTCCGGCATCTGCTCCAACTCGCCGACACCGACCGACAGCCGCGATAGCTCGTCCTCGGTTATGCCGGTTAGCGCGATCTCGAACCCGCCTTCCACGAGGTCGGCCAATTCGAGCCGCAGCATCTCGTCATCCCAATCGGATGCGTCCGTCAGCCGATTATCGGCGATGACATAGGCGCGCTTTTGCTGATCGCTCCAGCCGCGCGCCACGATAACCGGCACCTCGGCGATGGCGAGGAGCTTGCCCGCCGCCAGTCGGCCGTGCCCGGCTAGAACCATGCCGTCATCCGCCGCGAGGATCGGCATCGTCCAGCCCCACTGGCGGATAGATGCCGCGATCTGCTCGATTTGCTGCGGCGAGTGACGCCGGGAATTCCGCTCATAGGGCCGCAGGCGCCCGATCGGCCATACCTCAACCGTGGCTTTATCGATCAAAGCGTCCATTTCAGAGCCGATGATTTCCCGATTTCTTGGCCGTTTCCCGGGGGCCGGGGCTCAATCAAAGCCCAAAACGGAAGGGCCCTAATATGCTCAAGGTTCGCGGTCCCGCGATCCCGCAAGCCTTCCCCCTACCCAAAGTACCTTAGCCGGCCGACGCGATGGGGTGAGTCCGCGGCGCGGCTGCGTTAACGGTCGTTCATCAACATGAACTGTTCACTTGTGGCCTTACTCAGTGCATGTCGTGTATGCGCGCGCGAAAGACGACTCATCGTGGAAAACAGTGCACACAGTCAGGATGACCGATCCTTCCAATCCCCACGCCGCCGAGGCTGCCATGCAACACCTGATCTGGGCCCTGGAGGAAATCGAAAAAGCCGGCAGCATAGAAGCCGCGCAACATGTGCGCAGCGCATTAGACGCTCTGCGACGGAGCATCCCACCGGACCAGTTAGCCGAGTCAGAATTTTGAACACCGATGCCTAGCTGTTCAGCGGCACGGCCCTGAGCCTGATGTGCCGTCAGTGCTGCTTCGCCCAGCGGGCGCGGGCCTTGTCCATTTCGAGCATTTCGATTTTGAGAGCATGGTCCCGAAAGCCGAGGGAGACCAACGCATTGTGGGCGTCGGTCCATGACATCGCGCCAGCGACGTATCGCTCGACGACGTTGCGATAGTAGGCGCGCCATTGCGCGAGGTACTCGGGATCGAGCCGGTTGACAGCCTGATCTCGCGCAACGCGCTGGATCAGCACTGCCTAGTCCCTGTAAGGCGGGACGCCGGGCGGGGAATCTTCCGGCTTATCCGCGTTCGGCTGCTCCTGTTCAGCCTTGTCCGCCAGCGGCCTCTCCGCATGGCGCCGGTCCTCGTGCTCGTCCTCTTTCGACTTGCCTGCCATGGCACCCTCCGTGTTAGCGGCGCCGGGTCGACATCGCCCGGATGACCGCGATTGCGAGGTTTAGCGACATCTCCTGCCGCATCACCTCGGCGAAGTCCTTGTAGAACGGCACGTCTTGCCGGATCGGGACCGACGGCCGCAGCGAATACATCAGCTTGATGCGGCCACTACGCTTCCGGCTCGACTTGCCCTGGCGTTGGAAGATGAAGCGCCCGCGCTTGAAGCTGTTTCGCAAATTCTTCGGCTGCTGCTGCGTCCGCACGGCGCCGCCGCTCGGTCCGCTGCACGTTGACCGACGACGGGATCGAAAGGTTGCCGCCCTTCGCCCGGCGCGTGCCGCCCTTGGCATGCAGAAACAGGTTCGCCCGACCGATCTTGTCGTAAATCTCGACCGTCAGATCGCCCTTTGTGGCGCGGGAGCCCTTGGTGGTCAGCGCGGCATCCATGAACGAACGATTGCGAACGGTGACAGACGACGGCCACGTCGTCTCGATCAGATACGACCGGGTGTTCTCGGCGGCCATGTTGAGCGTGGTCGCCATGATGTAGGGGATTTGATCGGCAGTCGCGCCGAGGTCCATGGCGCGCTGCTTGATCTGCGAGAAATCGAAATCGACCTCGAGCGTCGGCATGGGCAACCACAAAAAAACCGATCCCGCCGCCGGGATCGGTCGAACAGTCGTGCGTTAGTGGGAAATACCACGGCGGCCCGATCCATCAGCGCGTGGCTTTGGCCTCGGGCGCGTGCGCGAAGAAAGCACCGGTTTTTTCAAGTCGTCAACGTAATTTTCTGCGGGCTCTTTCGGCAGTTCGGGGAAGATGCCGGGCAAGAGATCAGCGTCCAAATTGATTACGTCGAGAGTAATCAGCCGTTTAGTCACCGCCTTGCGCAGTCGCGCGAGCGCCTCGGCGTAGCTCATGACGCGCCCAAATTTTTTTGCTTCGATCCGCCAGGAGCGATAAGCGGCGTTGAACCAAGCGAGATCGCCGGTCGCGTTCGCGTGGTTGATTGTTTCTTGCACATGGCGAACCGCCGCATGCACCCGCGACATCGCCGCGTCGTGGTTCGTCAGCGTGATCTTCCAGCGCGCGGCGACCGCCTCGACTTGGCGCCGGGCGAACTCGGCCCGGACCGCAAGCCGCCCCTCGGGATCGCGCGGCAGCACCTCGGTCGCCTCGGTCACGATCGCCTCGGCGGTGTCGCGGTCCTTGACCCAAAACGCGCAGCCGATCTCCGACCACGGCCAGTTGTCGCGGATGCCATCGAAGGTCTGGCCGAGGTCGCGCGAGACGCCGACGATGCACGGCTCACCGCGCGGGATGGTGGCGATATAGATCGCCGCCACGCCGAAAACGATCAGGTACTCCCTGTCGGCGCCATGGGGGATTTCAAGGTCCATCGTATCTCCACCCGCGCTTGCCGTCGCTCATCGATCGTCCTCCAATGCGGCGTGCAGCGCCGCCGCCGCTTCCGCGCGGTAGGCGTCGCGCAGTTTCGCGGGCAAAGCCGCCCATGGCTTTCCCCGGCGCCGGGCTTCCTCGCCGACAACCCTGTTCGCGACCGCGTCCCTGATCGCGATGGCTGCGGCCTCGATCATTGCCTCGGTGATCCGCATGGCGCCCTCCTAGAAGACCGGCACGAGCTCGCCGCGCAGACCATCGGCGATGACATCGCATCCGCGATCGTGGTTCGCGCGCCATGTATCGGCATAGCCGCCGCGCTTGACCGCAACCCATCCCGCGTCCCGTTCGAGAGAGTGCGCCAGGGCAACACAGTTGACGGCCCGGAGCAGATGCATCTGGCCGATCAGGTAGCGGGCGGGCCAGCAGATCGCCGTCTCCATGCGGGTGACATCGCTGAAGGACGGCAGCAGGCGCGTGCGGTTCTGCATCCGCATCGTTTTCTCGAGTTCGCCTTGCTCCTGTTGGGCGAGCAGGTCCTCGAACTCGTAACTGTAGGCGGGCCAAGGCGCGCCATAGCCCGCGACCACGCGCATCGGGATAAGGCGCAGCGTTCGCAGCGCCTCGGCGAGACGCTTGCCGACATGCGGGCCGCTCCAGACCGAGGGCGCGATGTCCTCCATCACGGCGTCTTCGAGCGGGTTGAATTTCAGCGGGTCATCCCGCCGGATCACGAGCACGTCACTCAAGGGCCATCTCCTTCTGCTTTTCAGCCAATTCCTCGAACCGTTGCGTCTGCACGTCGAACTCCATGTTGATCGCGCCCTTGAAGCCGGTTTCCTCGAACCGCACTTTGGCGATGTGCACGGTCGACCGGTTGGCTTCCGGCGCGCGCTCGATGACGACGCCGTGGTCGCACTTGTTGAACCAGTGCGCCGACCCCTCGATGTCGTAGAGCGTCGCGGTTCGGGCCCGGCCATGCTCCCAAACGTCCTTGGTCGGGTGCGCCAGCACGATCACGGCGACCTCGTACTGCCGCCCGAAGCGCTTCAGCATGCGGATGGCCCGGCCGATGTATTCGGTCGAACTCTCGTCGCGGCGCCGGGCGTGCTCGATCTCGTTCCACGGGTCGATGACCAGCACGCGGATGCCATCGCGCAGCACCGCATCGCGGGCTTTCTCGATGATCCATTCCAGCGTGATGTCTTCCTCGTCGGCGTCGTTCGGATCATGGTCGATGAACGTGAAGCTGCCCTCGATGAACTCGTCGGCCTCGCCCGACGCAGCCGCGGTGCCAGCGATGATTCGGCGCAGCTTGTCGCGGAGATGTGGCACCGTTGGCATCTCGGCGGAGAAGACGGCCGAACGCCATCCGTAGGCGCGGGCGATGTTGACCAGCACGTTCAGCACCCAAGTCGATTTGCCGTGGCTCGGGATGCCGGTGACGACCATGAACTCGCCCGGGAACAGCTTCAGCCAAGCATTGTTGGCGGACGCGACGGTCTCGCCGTCGAACAGCGGCCAGCCGATCGAGATCGGGTGCAGCGCTGGGAGCGCCGGATACTCCGAGAGCCGATAGAGCCCGCGAACCGGATACTGCTTGGCGTCGCGCAACACGGCGCTGACCGCATCGCGCCCGTACTGGCGCAGCACCTCGTTCAAGTCCTTGCAGCCCGGCGGGAACGTCACGAACGAGCAGCGCACGGCGCCGAGGCGGCGGACGATTTCGGCAGCGAGCCGTTGTCCTGGCCCGTCGTCATCGACCGCGAGAATGAACCGCTTGATCCGCTTCAACCGATCGCGGTTGAGCCACAGGAACTCGAACTTGCCATTTGCCTCGGTCTGCGGATCGAGCGGCGGCAGGCGTCCATCCTTCGGGACCGGCGGTGCGCCATCGGGCACCGAGACCGTGAGCGGCCAGCCGCAATCGACCGCGACCATGCCGTCCTCGATGCCCTCGGTGATCACGAGCGCTTGCGTGCCCGCTTCCAGCAGCGGGTCATCGAGCACGTCGGCGTTCCAGAACGTCCGCTTGCCGCCCTTGCGATGCCAGAAGAACTTCTCGCCATCGCGCTCGGTGCGATATTTCTCATTCACGGTGACGCCGTGCTCGATGAACGGATAGACGAGGATGTTGCCGCGCGGATTGGCGACAACGTGCCGGTTCGGCTTCTCACCGACGAGAGCACCCGTATAAATCTCGAACTTGGCGGCCAGCTCGGGCGATATCCCCCGGGCCTCGAAGAACTCGACGTGTCGCGTCGCGAGCGTCGTCATAGCGATAGCTCCCATGGAAGTCGTCGCAGTGGAAACAACGGAAGAAAAAACCGTCCGCATCGCAGCGGATGGACAGGCACTTGTGGGTCTTCTTGCGCCGCAGATGTGAGCAGGCGGGGCAACGGAGTTCGTGGGTGCCGCAATGCGAGCGCGGGTCGAAGCCGATCCGGGCAAACATCCGCAGCACCTCGTCGAGCGACAGGCGGTGCGTCATGGCTGCACCACCCTTGACGGCTCATGCTCCGGCGGGGCCCGGATGATGGCGCCGATGTACTCGCGAGGATCGTGCTTGGTGGACGCCTGCTCGATAGCCGCACGCGCCAACGGGACCTTGCCGCCCTTCGCTTTGAGCAATCGCGAGACAAGGCCGCCCGCAGCACTGCCGAGGACTTCCTTGCCGCGCCGGAAAAGCTCGATCTCGGGATCGCTGGGGTGCGGCTGGGGTGGCGGTTGCAGCGTCTCGGGGAAATCGAGTTCGCCCGGCCGAGAGGACGGGGGCGCGCCGTGAGGCGCGGCATCTCCCTTCCTTTCCTCTCCTATCCCTTCCTTTCCTATCGTATCAGTCGCGAACGTTCGCCGAATGGTCGTCGAATGCTTCCCGGTTTTCGCAGGCGGCGGCGGATAGCGAGGGGGCTGCGGCTTGTCGATCTTCTGATGATGCCAGCCGGTGACCTGCAAAAACTCTTTTCCGTCAGCTTCATAACGAAGCAGCAGACCATTCGCCGACAATTCGTCGACCATTCCCCGAATTGTCTCCGAGGTGATGTCGTCGCCTGGGAAGATTTGCAGCTTGAGCGACCGAGGCGAGGCCGGGATGCGACCGGCGTCGTCGGCGAAATTCCAGATGCCGATGAACAGCAGGCGAGCGATCGGCGAAGATTCGACGACTTGCTCAGACGTCCAAAATTCCGGCTTGATCGATCGGATGCGCGCCATCAGATCCTCCTGGCGTTGGCTCGAAAGACGGCGGTCGCGAAACCTGGCGGCGTGATGCTGCGGGCGTCGGCGCTCATGCGATCCTCCGCCGGAACAGCGGGGAGGTTTGGAGCGCGAGCTTCGGGTCGAGGACCGAGGCTTGATAGTGCCAGAGCGCGAGCGCATCGGCGGCATTGTCATCGCTCGGCGCCCAGCCGAGACGATTACAGGCGTCGATGGTCGCCGACTTCGCTTCCTTCCGCTTGATCCGGTTGGTGCCGAGGAAATGCTCGCGGACTTCCGAGACCTTGGCCTCGCGCACGTCATAGCCGCCCGTGTGGCCGTATTCCTCGACCACGGCGCAGAGCCCGATCAGCACGCGGATGATGTGCGCGGTGGTGAAGCCCGCCATGTGCTGGGGCGCCATCGGCGCCTCGAATACGATCAGCCGCACGTCGGGCTCGGTGGCGAGGAAATCGGCGAGCCATTGCCGACATGCGGCATAGATCGCGCCGAGGCTGGCGCCCTCGCGCGCAAAGCGCACCGACCCCGATCGCGGCTTTTCCTCGTGGGGAAAGCCGCAAGCCCAGCCGGTTCGCGATGCGAGATCGAGCGCCAGAATACGGAGCGCGTGCGCCATGCCGATCTCCCGTCAGTGGGCGGTCGCGCTGACGTTCCCATGGACGGCGGACATCGCCGCCGCCCGCCAGAGCGGCAAATCCTTCACGCCCTCGGCCGTCGCGAGCATCGAGAGGATGTGCTGCTGGTCCTGCTCCAGCTCCTCGTAAATCTCCCGGTTCTTCGCCTCGTTGATCCTGATCTTGACCAGCGACCGAAGCTCCTTGCTCGGGATGCCGCGCGCCTTCGCTTCCTTGAAGCAGGCGTTGATGCTCTCCCTGATATTGCGGCACCGGGCCATCGATGACCCGCGCTCGGACGCCAGATCCGCATGATAGCCGTCGATCTTGCCGAGGATTTCCTGCACGATCTCGGGGTCGAAATCGTTCGTCTGCGTTGCTGCTGCCTTCGCCATATGAAAGGTCCCTTTGCGTTAGCGGGGCCTCGGCGAATTGGGATCATCGCCGGGCCGCGCGTGGTCGCATTGGGGCACCGGGCATCAGGCCCTCCCGTAGGTGACGAACAGGCGGTGGTGCTTCGGGCACCATGACGAGCCGAGGCGCTTCCTCGCGCCGCAGAACATGGCGAGGCCGTCCTCGCCGCGCTCATCGAGCACGGCGCGGCAGTGGAAGCTTTTGGCTTGCAGGAACGGCACCGGGTTGGCGCTCGCGGCCTCGACGGGCACGAGCTTGCAGGGCTTCGGCGCCAGGGCGACGACCGGCGACTGCTTGGTGGTGGCTTTTGTCATCGGCGACAGGCCCTCGGGACGTTTAAGCTTGAGGCGCGCGATTTTCCCGGAGACCGCACTGCGCGTGCGATGCATCGCATCGGCAATTACTGACGAAGACGCGCCCTCGGCGACCCAGCGCCGCAGAGTTTCTTCAGCCGCATCATTCCATGTGGATTGAAAGACCATCGGGCCGCCCCCGTTTGTCGCGAAGCACGACGGTCGTTTTAATAGTCACCGGTTCGCGTCATCGTCATCTATTTTCTGCGTCCCGTACCCACGAATTGCGTAATCACCGCGCGCGGACAAAGGCGAACGCGCGCTGATGGGCCTGCGAGCTTTTGTGATTGCACCAACGGACACTGTCACAAGTGACAGGGGCAGGAGCCCAACCATCAGAAGTGATATGACGTGAGAGTTGGTGTCGATTTTTGCAGCACGCACCAGTTGTTCCGTACCCGCTTTTTTTGATCGCACTTGTTGACAGCTTGATCGAACCGGGCGGAAACTCGCGATGACAGGCAGACGAGAACAAACAACAACGCACTGATCTGATCACCACGGCGCACCACCTGCGGACTACAAGCGGGCGGCCCTCACACCAGACAAAGCGTCCAAACAGCCTCGCACCTACGGTGCCGGTGACGGCAGTTTTTGCCGTGGCGTAACTGGAGGAATGTAAGAATGCAGTCGATACGGTGGGATGGAAAGACGATCACCGTGCCCGGCATTTACCGGGATATCCCGCTGCACGACTACCATCGCGCCGACCTCTGCGATGCGGTCAGCGTCTCGTCGTCGATG